GTCAGCAATGCGTTGTTGTTTGGCAATTTCCGAATCAATAAGTTCAATGCGAGCAACCCCTTCTGTAGCAGCGGCAGTTTGTTCAATATGTGCTTTTGACAAGAATCCAAAGATGCCCATACTGGTGATAAACATCAGAATTACAGTTGCTATTGCCAAGTAGGTTTTTAGCCACCAACGTGCTTGATTCCAGTATTTGTGTAGCCAAACTGCTGTAACCAATTTACCTAGTTCTAATACACTGCCCATAACTATAATGGGCAATGCAGCGGCAGCAAAAATTGCAACAAGGCCAGAAACGCTGTAGTAAATCGCCACAGCAGAGATAGATAGTGCCGTGACTAAAACTAACCAACCTAAAAACATACTTTAATTATTCCTTGTTTAGTTTCTGCGCATCTGCGCAATATCTACAGCGTCATCTTTTTTGTCTGCAAAGACAGGAACCATGTTGCTTTTGTGCATTGTTGCAATGCCGAGCAGTGTGCGTTCTCCGCTGTAAACCATACTCTCCTTTGCTGCACCGTGTCCTGCAACACGATCGCTTGTAACCCGCGGACCTGTATTGTAATCCGGTATATTATTTACACTCTTGCGTTTACCATTAACGTATAGTTTTTCTTGTAGTTGTGTTGAACTCACACCACGAGACTTGAGCCATGCTTCGTGCTCTTCTTGTGCCTTCTGGAGACGTTTGTTGTTGTTTGTTTTTTTCTTACGACTGTACTTTGTAGTAGTCATGTAAGGTCCGACCAAGTGCATACTCATAGAAATGCTCCGCTGTTGCTTTTAACTTAATATAACAACGGCGGAGCGATATGTCAATCTTTATTTCATTATCTCAGGCCAGTCAGCAGCAACACTCAATGCTTCTACTGATTCGTCTAGTTTTGGAAATAGATTTATACCTGTTATTTCTTCTACCTTGTCAACTGACACTGCATACATTGGCAGATCCTTTACAGGAATTGCTTGGTTAGGAAATACAAAACCAATTGCTGTGTTGTTAGTTGCGTTGTAAACTACCTTCCAAATATACTGAGGAACACCAACAGCACCCGGTCCTATGGTCAAATACCCTTCTTGATATATTGTACCACTTACAACGTAGATGTCATTGGTCAGTGCAGTGTTTCTTACATTCAATTCCAGTATACGCCAAATACCTCTGTTGTTGTTTGGCGTTTGTGGAATCATGTTGCTCAAGAAGAAACTTTCGCTCATCTGTTCTTGGCTGGCTCTGTTGTTTGCTGCTGGGGCTAGATGTCCACGATCATAAGGTTCACCACTGTAATCTTCGAGTGTAGCTTCTTTGTCATCTGGGATTAAATCGTCAGGTCTAAAGTCATCTTTACGCTTTGCTGGCCCATTGATATCCAAGTCGTCGAGATGTTCTACAACATATTCTGCTGTTTTGGTATCATATCGATAATGAATGGCATAGTTACTGTGACATATGTATTGTGTGTTTTCTGTGATTGAACTCACAGGTGCACCGTGAACGGTATGCTGTGGGCAATTGTCGTTGATAGGATTTGCAAACGCTGCAAATGGAAATAGTGCTAATAGATACAGTGATTTCATATGTTTTCTCTTTATATTTGCTTAAACTACAACATTGCGTTTAGGTGATCCCCAAACATCACGTGCATTAACACGAATGAATCGCTTGTTGGTTTGTGCTTTATTAGGATTTTCCATTGTTAACACTACGTTCAAACCTTTGGCCCATGCTGCACGTTGGTTAACTATACGTTGTCCGCTGCTCATGTAGTCCTTACGCATTGCGTGTTTTGTGCTTTTACTGACGTTGCTATGAACGCCTTGACTGATGAAACCGTTTGACTTTCCACCTTTTTTGGCCATTGCCGATCCTCCATTATATGTGTATTTATTTAATATAAAAAAAGGGTCCTATAAAATAGAACCCTTTTCAGTTTTATATTTTAGCGTAGATTAGAAACTAAACGATACGCCAAATGCAGGAGTAGTTTCTTCAGCATCTAGGTTGTAGCTAACTTCAGCAAATGCACTTAGGCTGTCTTTGGTGTAAACAACGCCAGCGCCGATGTTTTGTGCCGTGTCATCGGCATCGCCGTTAACAAATGCAGAAACGTCTAGTGCGTCCATTGCGCTGTAAGTACCAACTGCTTCGTAAGCAAATGCATCAGTATAAGTAACAGCTACGTTAGCATAAAGTGCTGCGCCAGCATCAAACCCAGTTGCTACTGCAACAGTGGTGTCCTCAGTGTCAAGATTGTAGTCAAATGCTGCGTTCACATCAATCTTGCCGTAGTCGTTGCTGTAAGCAAGCTGAACGTTTTCAACTTCGCCCACATTGGCGCTGATGTCAGTAAATCCAACAAGTGCATCAAATGCACCGTAACCGACGATGATCGACTCGTGATCGTCAGCTGGGTCAGCAAGAGTGTCGCCGCCAACAACTTCTAATCCGCCAAAGCTGAACAAGTCGCCTTGATCTCCAAAGCTAACGCTAGTAGCACCAAATGCTACACCAATGTGCCATCCATCAACAACGATATCACCGTTGTCTGCTTCTACGTCAACAGAACCAAATGCAGTTGCATCTTCGGCCTTGTGGCCAAATGACAGTTCAGCAGTCGGAGTTGCGATAAAATCGCCTGCGTTGTTTTTAGTAAATTCAGTACCAACTGAACCGCTGACATCAGCAGCAAATGCAGCGCCAGCAAATGCAATAGCTGCAACAGTAGTAAGTAGTAGTTTCATAAAGTTTTTCCCTTTGTTATTACAATGGCAAATTTCTTGCTCATTCGTATTATTAGTTATAACATGTATTCTATAAGACGCAACTAGTTTGAACAGATATCTAGGGTTTTTTGAAAATGCTTTTTAAATGTGTGTTCTATGTGCAACAGTTATACTAGCGGTTTTAGTATGCCATGTCGTTTTATCAACGGATCAATAGCAGCTTTTGCCTGACCTATGTCCCACTTAAAGGTTTTCTGTGCCTCAGAATACATGGCATCAACAGTGTCATGACGCCTTATAATTTTATAAAGTAACTGGTCGATTTCAATCCAATTCACTGCTTTAACCATTCTATAAACTTGTCAGCACCGTTGCTGACATTTTCGGCCCAATGATCTGCTGCATTCTCATCCGCAAAGTCACTAGCATACTTAACACATGTGAACTTTGCTTTGAAACGCTTGCATGATTTAGCCAATGCATATGCTTCCATATCAACTAGGTCAGTTACTAATTCAGGCGTACTCATAACAAAGTTATCGCCTGTGCTTAATGTAATGTTGCTATCGCTTAAAACTATACTGGCGTTTAACTCGCCGTTTTCAAACGGAGTAGATCCTAGAGGTGCTTGAGGGCGAGCATCCATGTCACGTTGATACACTGTACCAACCTCCAACAATTGTCCTGCTAGCTCAGGCTTTAACGTTCCTGCTGTTCCATAGTTGATAAAAGAAGAATAAGGCGAAGTTGACAGTATGCTTGTAGCAACTATGGCAGCATTAACTTTGCCAACTCCTGTATAAATTATTTCGTAGTTTCTTGTTGTGTTTTTATAAAAGAACTTGCGTGGTAATTCTGATTCTAATGCAACTAGTATGTAAATCATAAAATGTCTCTATAAGTGTTCTTACAGTTTCAGAGTGGTGCGTTTTGTATGTCCACTATTAGTACCCTTAACCTATCTCTTGTTTGTAAAAGTAGGCAGATTCCCAGCCGGCATAACTATGTTACACCTTTTTACCGTCTGTAAGTGGCACTTCTGTTGCCAGGCAGTACCCGCCCCTGCAACCTAATGACTTAGGCTGCGATTGCCATTGCTGGCGCTGCGTTTGTGTTTGCAGTTATCATTTTCTTCGCGGTAACGGCGCTTAGATCCCGGTGACTCCATCCTGCCTAGTTCGTTGATCAATCCTATGTCAGGCCCATCATAAAAATACTGCGATTAATCCTAATACTAAAACAAATATAATACTTACATTACCCCAAAAGATCTGTTCTTGCTCAGTCGGTACCTGTTCATCACAGTACTTTTTCCAATCAAACTCTTCGCTTCTGTCTTTACTCTCATCGTAATATACATACATCATCAGTCTTCTTATGGTGGACCTGCCGGGTGCCGCCCCCGGGTCTCATCCGTGTTCAGTGAACTTCAACATCACAAACTATTTATAACATGTATGTAAGGTGTAGTCAAGAAAATAGAGTGGTTTTACCCACTCTATTTTAATTTAATTTAAAACAGTGTTACTGACCCATGTTCATGAACGGAACAGTTGCATCTGGAATCATAGTAGTGGGCAATGCACCATTCCACTTTTCTGCTTGAGTCAGTGCAATCAGACCAGCATTATCCTTGAGAGCTTCTGCCTTTGCTTTAATAGCACTTGCTTCTGCTTCACCACGGATACGAGTAGCTTCTGCTTCAGCAGTTGCTCGAGCAAGTTGCGCATCAGCTTCTGCTTGTGCCTGGATCACAGTAATTTCGGCAGTAACCTTTTCACGTTCTGCGTTCTGGCGAACCTTCTGCACTTCGACTTCTGCAAGCATACGAGCTTCGATTGACTGTTCATAAGCATCAGAGAAGTCAATGTTCTCGATCTGCACCGACTCAACAATGATTGGTCCGATCACAGCTTTCTGGATAGCCATTTGCACTTCGGCAGCGAGGCGTTCACGTTCCTGGATAGCAGTAGATGCGTTAAACTTACCAAAGACGTTCTTCACTTCTTCGAGAACTTGACGATCAAGCAGTCGAGAAATCACACCAGCTTCACCACCGTATTCACGATAGATCGTCTCAACTTGATCAGCAGGCAAGCGATAGTTAACAGACAGGCTCAAACCAGCAGTTTGTTGATCTCGCGAGTAAGCAAGGATGTTCTCATACAGTTGAGCTTGCGACTGGACGCTAATATCAACTACACTGTCGATAATAGGCATCTTGAACCCAAGCCCAGGTTCAGACGTTCCAACCACAGCACCGTTTCGCAGAGCGACACCACGGTAACCTTCACCAACAGTGTACCAAGATCCACCGATAACAGTGAGAGCAGTAAGACCAATAAGAGTAGCAAAAGTACCACCAACGATAGCATTCATTTTAAATTTCCTTAGATTGATTTGATATTGTTTAAGAGCAGTTTCGTATTCGTCACGTGAGTTATAGTCGTAACGTTCAGGCTTTTGGATCACTTTGTTCATCCTTTAGATTTGTTTCAGTGTTGTCGGCACGTGGAGTTTTCATAGGTTTAAAGCTGACGCTACGTACAATCCATGTAGCACCAGCAGCAAAGATAGCTGAAACAGCAGCCATACCTAACAATGCATAGATAGCCATTGTTTAATTCCTTTATTTTTGTTTTAGAGAATCGATAAGACGTTCGTAGTTAGAAATAACATACCAGTTGAACTTTTCGAGCAGTTTAGCAAAAAGATAGATGCTGCCAAACAGCACTAGATTAGGCACGACATAGTAAACTAGGATTTCCATTGTGTCCTCTGTGTTTGTTTCTACATTACAGTTATAGCACTAATCTACAGTTTGGTCAAGATATTTTTTGTATTCTTCCAATCTATCTCGTTCCAACACTTCTTCAAAAAATTTATTAGGATACTTTACAACATAAAAAGTTTTTTGTTTATCAGTTAACCAAACAACTTTCCCGCCGAAATGAAAACTACCTATTGTACTCCAAACAGCATAACAGCGTTTGCGATCACGCTGTTTAGATGTTTGAGGAATACTTGCTTCCCAAGGTTTCATGGTGATAAACGCACGGGTGTGTATTGAACACCGATGGTACGATCGCCCGTTTGTGCAGGTTCTACTCTGTGACCTTTCATCCTCAACAGTGTTGCATGTTTAGGTTTTAGCCATTTTACTGTATAAGATGGTTCTATTTTGCCAGCAAGGTCATCAATAAAAATTTGTAATTGGTGTGTCCAATGGTGGTTGCTGTTGTACGATTGTGTAACTGTTTTAATATTGCTTCCAATACGCTTCCCATACAACCCGTTAAGTTGCTGCTTGTCCTTTGCTTCTTCGATGTCATAGATACGATACTGCTGAAACCCAAGACGAGGCAAGCGAACAGCATCAACAGCTTCACGTTGCTGTTCGAGACGTTGCTTGAAGTCTACGTCAAAACGGGGGGTCTTGGAGTTGTTTTTCACGCACTTCTCCTTTCAATGCACGCCAGGTATATTCTTTTTCTTTTTGTGTTGCATAAGCACTGCGGCGGCCGTCTCGGTCTTTGCACCAATCGTTTACAGCCGCATAACTGCCATACGAGATGCCGGGCATTCTAAATAAAACCTCGTTAACAATCTCAGGCAGGCGATCCTTGTTCCAATGGTCGGCACGACCTACAGCAAGGTATAGATCATTGGCCAGCACACTGGTTAGAAAGCCGCCAGGCATGAACCCGTGCATGAGATAGTTTTCTAGTGCTTCGTCTAACAGATTGTTGCCAGTGTTGATGTCAGTGTAACGTATCATCTGCATTTCGGTATTGCTCTGTTTGTAGTGGTGTTGCCTTATGCATTGTTAACATAAGGCAACACCTGTGTCAACCTCGATCTACATAGAAGATATGATTGTCAATTCGAACCACACGCTCAAACTTCTTAGCCCAATCGGGTTTGACTGAGGTAGCATGGAAGTAGGTTGCACCTTCGGTAGGGTCTCTATCTACGCCGTAGGCTGTGATTACTTCGCCTGCAATCACCTGTGCTGTTGCCCAGGCATCTTTGTCCTTGGGGGTGTCGCTTTTGCCATCGTGTGTCCAACTGAACTGATCTTTCTGCCAGACTACCTTACAGATTTCACCGGGGAAGTCTGAGTTCATCACTCTGTTGAGTGTTACCCAACCTACAAACTCTTGTCCCACAGTGCTTTCGCCTCTGCTTTCAAAGTAGATGTTCTGTGCTAGGCAATAGCGGTCTTTTTCGCTGGCATCGGCAAAGATCGCTTCTGGATCAGTGTAAGGCCTTTGCGGCATAGCCACATGAATCACTCGTTCCACTACACGATCAACATATACAATTTCTTTAGGATCAACGGCTGCTTCTGCTCGCTCTGCCGTAAAATAGATAAATGCCATTGCAAGAATCACGGCTGAAGAAGCGACACCGCCGAGGATTATTGACATCTTCATTGGTTTCTCCTTTTTGTCGTTATAGTTTACTTATAGCAGGTTATACAGTACGGTCAACGGGTTTTAATGGCCATAAGCGGATTCTCGCTTACTGTTTAATTGCCTGTCAATGCATCTTGCCCAATCATTTTGTATCCAGTTCCTGTAGGATGCACGCCGTCCTTGCTCAGTGGATAGGCTCTAGTATCCACAATACTGTCACCAAACTGTTTAGCAATGACCAGTGCAGCATATCTAGATTCTTCGTTGTTTGCACTGAGAATCCAGATCACATCACCTTTAAGAAGTTCACGCAAGGCCAGCATAGGTTCATAGGACTCTACATAGCCATCATTGGAACCTAAACTGATGATGGTCTTTTTGGATTCTGTCAACACAAAATGTCTATACAAGCCGTTTGCGTAGTCCTCGGAATTGATACCCGATTTAGCCTGCACAACACATTCTGGCCGCATCTGGCCGATGCCAACTGCAATACTATCGCCTAAAATCAAACATTCAATCATTGTTATCTCCAATTAAATCAGATTCTCTGACCGTTCTAAATCGTTCATTGTAGTCTCGGTCATCAAACGTTTTCTTGTATTGTTCTGCACCAAGATTGATCAAGTATTCAACGTGAGAAAGATCACAGTTGGCAGAGGGTTCCTTCAAGTAAGCCAAGTTCCAGCCGTGCCGGTGATTACAGCGACCATAGTAGAGAGCATACCCGTCACCATGCAGTTCGATAGTGTATCGTGGTTCACATTCACAAGTAAAAAGATCTGATAAATTAAACTCAGCCATTTAAATTTCCTCGACAATAAAGTTTGGAGCCACGCCGTGATAATGTGGCTCATTGCCACACGGAAGTTCTCCATCTCTTTTCAGCAAAAATTCTTCAGTTTCAAACCACTGCATATGCAGATATTGGTTATAACGTGCTGCCGACGTTGCCCCTGCGGCAGTTGGATACACTTTAGCGTAAACAACGTTTTTTGGATCAACCTTTTTTGACTTACTCGAACAAAAATAATTTCCAGTTGACGCATCCTTGACTACATAGGGCATTTTATTCTTTACTGTTATAGTGATTTAAAAAGTTTTCCATATACTTTCGAATGTTTTCCGCTCCTACAGGATTCATACTGTGAACATGATAGCCAAATCCCACAGGCAAACGCAGATTGTTATCCATCACGTGGTCACAGAACCATTTGGCAAACGTATAGCCAGTTTTCTCGCCTGTGTCTTTTTCGTAATGTTCGTCTGCCAAGTCATGGTCAAAACTGATCATAGTGGGCAAACCATACTTTTCCACACACCAAACAGCATCATCCATGCTGCGGCAGATCACTAGGTTTTTGTAAGGTCCGTAGTTGTAACGCACATCAGCAGGGAAGCGAATGTCATCCAAAAACAGTGTCCAGTGTGTCATTATTTTACAGCCTCTAAAAATTCAAGTTGGTCGATGTGATACATGTAGTTCTGTCTAGTCTTGAATCGATGATCCAGTTTAACCAACACCCAGTCTGGGACAAAGCCCCACATCACAATACTGCCCGTTTTACCGCTGGTGGGTCTATCACCAGCGATTCTAACACGATCGCCCGGTTTCAAATCAGTCATTTCGAACTCCGTGTTGTCTACATTATTAATGTAATACATCTTGGTTCATATGTCAACCATTTTTAAACTTCAAATAGTTGTTCAGCAAGTTCTTCGATTAGGTCGTTCATACGTTTCTCAATCCTATTCTACTGTAACCTGAGCGAGATTTAATTTCTCGATTACTTTCACGCTTTTCGCCAAATCGTTTGATTCCTGCCCAATATCCAGCAACATATGAATCCCAATCCAATTTAGTAGATTCTTTTTCATAATCTTGCTTGACTCTTTCTAAAAATTCCGGAGTCATGCTTTATCCTCCGCAAAGTCGCCTTCGGTTCTACCGTAACTGCCCCAATACACTTTGCTACCATCTGTTAGTGTGATTTTTACAAATGGTTCGCCATTTACGTGAGCAGTCTTAGGATTGTCACCTTCTGCTAATCCAGCATCAGTGGTATTCCAAGCATGACTATAGCCTGGAAAATCTCCCGGCCGATATTCCGGACCGGGGTTTTCTAATCCATAGCCTCTACCGCGAATATAAAGGCCGTGTTTATCTTTACGAATCTTCATTTCAAAAGCCACAGTTCACGAGCAAACTTGCCCATTTCATCTAAACCTGCTTGGTATCCAGCAAGCCAGGCTTTGTAAAGAACTTCTACATCGTCGTTTCGCAACAATGTAGCAAGTTCGTCTCGATTCGCTTCAAACCATTCTTCAAATGTCATTGTGCGTATTTCTCGTCTGTTGCTAGTTGTTCAGTTTCACAGGTTGCAACAAACTCGTCAGTGGGAAACATGCTCAAATCCAACTGTGCTTTCAACACCGGGTCCGCATAACTCTGCTTGATGTCAGTGAGCATCATAG